ATTATGGAAAGATATTATGTACAAGATATAGTAGAGCTTATAAAGGTAAAAATATAATTATAAATATTGGTCTTTATTTAAGAAAAAGTATGGATTTTCCATTTAAAAGCATAGTTGAACAACAATCGATATTTAAAAAAGATTACAAAAATAATTTAGTTTTTAAAAATATAAGTTCTTCAGACTTCTTAGCCAACCCCCGGGGGACAGCTTAGTCTCCCATACCAATCGGTTGTTCTTCTGAACCTCTAAGAGATTCCTGCTATCATAAAAATTTTTTATTTTCTCAATCACATTTTCTCCCTGTTTGCAGTATACACACATTTCTTCGATGTCTACTGGAAATACACAGTCAGTGTCTATCAGCACAGGAATGCGTCCCATCATGAGGGTTTCATAGAACCTGTATGAAAAGTTCCCCGCACCCCGATGGCACAGTGTGAACACGTTGTTTGATATGTTGTCGAAGTATTCCTTTCGGGCTACCATCCGGTCTACCCCGGGTGCCCAGAATCCATTTCGCGAGATGAAATCTGTTTTGATGGGAGAAAAGTGCAACAACTGAAGGTACTGGAGTCTCCCGTACCCCGTGTGCCCACAGTATCCAACAGATAATTCTGGGTTGTTGAGGTAATTACCTCTGAAATAATCCGGTGAAACAGTAGGCATAGAAAATTCATTAGGTAATCTTTTTGATGCATACAAACTAGTTCTAAATAATTTAACATTATCAGGCAGTTCAAATGTAGTTGAGTCATCGTCGTTATAAAATGCTAACACAGGCTTGTCTGTTTCAGGAAATGTTCCGTTGAACTTGTAAGGTATGACTACCACATCAGCTTCATTTTCAGTTTCTACATATTCAAATATATTATTACAGATCTCAATTATACCATTAAAACGTCCTTCATTTTCCGGTGATTGTTTGGGAATTTCTTTAAGTAATCCACCTAAAATTAAAAGTTCCGAACTAAATACAAATTTTGATATATCACAATATATTTTCATTTATGTTATTTTATAAATCATACTCTTTAACATCGTGTACCACCAGTTGGAACTGTGTACATTTTCCATGTACCACTCTCTACAAGCCCTAGACATCTCCTCCCAATTTGAACACTCTTTGATGACCCGCGGAACATCCTCGGGTGTGGACACCCTAAGGAAATGCTTGCCCTCCACCGGTGGATTCAGGTAACTGTGCATGGGTATCCCATCGGTGATCAAGGGTACAACCCCCAGAGCCATACACTCAACCTCGCGGTGACACTTCAACCCGAAACCCTTCAGACAGAGACCCCACTTGGATCTGGCCATCTTAGTGAGATACTCCTCTTGGGTGAACAGGTGCTTGTAACCATTTGTGAGGTGAAACTCTTGGATCACATCACACCATTTGGTGTCCCTGTGTTCGGCTTGCACACTGTTCTCTATGTTGCCTATGAACATACTCTCGATGTCCTTGGGTGGTTGTGGACCTTCCAAGAACTTTTCCAACACCTTGGGTCTTCTCGGCCAAAATATCCAAGGGCTATATTTGGTGTCGTAGTCGCTGGCATCCATGTTGCCCATGAAAACCTTGAGCGAACCCCTTTCAACCTCTGGGGTCATCCAACCATCTTGGGGTCGGTCGTAGAGACACACAACTTTCCCGATCCTGGGTAGGGTTATTCCTTGTACGGTCAAAGCATTCAAATCATCAACCTTTTCCGCTGTCAACCTGGCCAACTCACGGAAACTATCATCCGTGTGACGGTATTTATCGGGTAGGGGTTGAGCAGGGATCAAAAGTGGCCAAAAACCGTTGACGATGCGCTCGATCAACATCACCTCAAACCACCTGTGGGAACCTATCAAAAGTTGTGTAATAAAATTATTGAATGGAGTATAAAAGTCACCCTTTGCAAAATGTGTGTGGATACACTTGATTGATCGGTGTTCATAACTGGGTCCATTTATTTCAAAGTTTTTAGAAATATCCGAATCCGATTGGATCAATCTCCACCAACCCATATTGTAGGTTTTGTCAAATTCAAAGTAATTGTACTTCTTTGCAAGATCTTCTATCGAAGCCTGATCATGGTACCTTGACGTTTTTGTAAAAAGTTTCCAATCTTGTGTAATTGTTTTGTTTGATACCCACATGAATCCACCGTTATAGTACCCAACCGCATCGGTGCGCTCCTTGCGGATGTAGTGAGGACTTACACCCAGATCGTACCCAGGTTTTATTCTAAGTCTGTCCAATACAATGATATCCGCGTCCAAAAACATAGTGTCTGGGTGGTTTTCAAGTGCTATATCGATACAATTAGCCTTTTCCATTTGAAAGTCCGACCACGTTCCTTCCTTCTCCATCTGTTCGCGGTTCTTGCCGTGGTACTTATCAAGATCGACCCTCACGTGAACGTTATCCAAAAACTTTGGGATCCTATCGCGGGTCTTTGTGTCCGCCAAAACGTAAATGGGTTCGTGGGGGTGCTGACGCCTGAGAGACATCAACAGAGCCAGTAGCTCATCGAAACAGGTCTCCGTACTAATAGTGCAGAAGCTAGAAGGCGAACGCTCCTCTATTTCACACAGATCAACAAATGTGAAATTGTGTTTTGGTACAAAATATTCATTCTTAAAGGTCCTGTGACCCGTCAGGTGTAGATGGTAACTCTTAACACTGAGACACGGGTTCCACAATCTATATCCTTCAGCCTTCAACAGGGTTGTTATGTAATTGTCACACCCTAAAGTTCCAAAATAAAAGTCACTCTTGGGAGGAACCTTAATAGGAACCCTAAATGCCCAAGTGTCCTGAGAGCACAGCTTACAATCTTCAATCTCGTTGGAATCGTCCTTTTTGATGTTGTATCTGGTGAGACACATGGCTGTCTTGTCATCCAAGATAATTTGTTTAATAGTGTTATCATAATAAATGTCTGAATTTGCTATGAACACCTGATCACCGTGGGAAAGGTGTTGGTTTGCGTATTCGAAAGTGTGTTTATAGGTCAGCCTCTCACCAGTGATCACAGTTTCACATAGTGGGCACTCATCCCTCTCAGAGAGGACAATGACCCTATCAAATAGCCCGGAATCTATGTTGTTTTTTATACACTTGAGAACTTCATTATTTCTTTCCTTTAAAGAAAAATTGAAATATTCCGTTATGAGAACTCTCATTTATAGAAAAAATAGTTATATATTCTTTATGTAAAAGTACGTCAAGAATGTTAAAGAAATTATTTGACTTTTTTAATAGAAATGAATACTTTAATACTTAGCGAAACTGGAGATTTCAGAGATATCGCGCATTTTTTTCATTTCATGGAACTTTTATTAATAGGTATAACTGTTCTTCAATGTGATCCCAAAGAAATTGATTACGTGTGTATTCCTCACTGGCCTCATCCTTCGTGGAAAGGTAAGGAACAGCCACACAATGAATGGGTATTAAATAAAATATTCCCTCATGCGAAAGTTATTCATAAAGTAGACAAAACTCATAATAACACAATAGTTGATAGAGCCAACTGTGACCATGGAAATGTTAATAAAACTTATGCTAAATATATAAAACAATTTGATCCATATAGATGGTTTAAATTAATTGATCTAAACTTAGAACCATCATCGAAAATTGTCGTGACTTATATTGATCGCCAGACTTCTTCTAAGAGAAGATTACCGCCATTAATTCATGAAAAGATTTTAAAGTTTATGAATTCAATGTCTGACATTACCTTTCAACACTTACAAATGGAATCATTAAATTTTGAAGATCAAGTGACCGCTGTTCAAAAAACAGACCTTCTTATAGGCGTTCACGGCAACGGTTTAACTCATTCACTTTTCATGAAACCCCGTGGGTCTGTTTGTGAAATTTTCGTTCCAGGGCTTCCTTTCATTTGGGATTACTATACTCTCAGTAAAATGATGAGCCACGAATACTTGTGTATTTTCAACGGTACACCGGTTCTTCCATATATGTTTAATTTAGGTAATCAAATATGTAATAGTGTAGACGTTAACCCTATTTTTATAGAAGGTATGATTAAACAACTTATAGAAGAAAGGGTACTTTAATTTAGAATGATATCAATAGATGAAAGAATAAGTTATTATTTAGGTGATACTAATTGGGAAACCCCTCCTCAAGATCACAAGTATGGTTATGACGTTCCGATTTACATAACAAAGGAAAGGTATAAGAACGAATGGCGCAAAATACATCCTAATACAGCATATCCAATAGATGTATATAGAATGTTAAAATATAGTGATAATTTATGGTTTCAATGTGGTGATTCGCCATATATCGGTCCTAAGTGGCCAGTTTTTGTCAAAGTGAGAGATGAAGGAACTAAAGGTATAATTTGTAATTTAGAAAGTCCTAGACATTGGGGTGATATTTTCAAGCATGAAGTTGTTCCGTGGGAACAAAAAAAGAATGAAATGATTTGGAGGGGCGCTGACACTGGTAGAGGTGTCAGATTAGATTTTGTAAATAAATTCAAAGACACACTGGATGTAGGATTTTCTGATTATGTCCAAGACGCATTGAAAGAACCAGAAAAGTATCCTAAAGAATTGTTAAAAGGTAAAATACCAATATCAGAAATTTTGAAGTACAAATATCTTCCAGTTGTCGATGGAAATGATAAATCATCATCTTTGGGATGGGTGTTGGGTTCTAGCTCGGTCCCCGTTATGCCTAAACCCAGATATCATTCATGGTTGTGTGAACCCTGGTTGGAAGCTGGTAGGCATTATGTGGAGGTTCAAAGAGACTTTTCAGATCTTCCGGAAAAAATAGAATGGTGTAAAAGGAATGATGAGAAGTGTAAACAAATATCAGAAGAAGGAAAAAAATTCATGTTACAATTCTTCAATCAGAAGGCAGAGGATTATATTGAAGAACATCTGGTAAAAATGGGAACATTCTGAGATCTATGTCATTTGACTAACCTAATAATTTAAAAAGTTCAATCATTCTATTAAAAAATATGAATTATTCTTTAATAAAATGAAAATACTTGCTAATATCCTAGTTCAGAATAATGCTAAATGGATGCCCATGTTCAAACATATGTTTTCAAATTTAGAACGTGATATAGAACTTTATATTTATGAAAATAATTCAACTGATGGTACTAAAGAATGTCTTTTTGGAAAAAAAATAATTTCTGAAAATATTATTGTACCTAATTGGAGTCGGACAGAAAGAATTAGTCATTTTAGAAATAAACTTAAAAAATGTGTATTACCAGAAAACCATGAATATGTTTTATTAATAGATTCCAATATATTTTTTAGTAAAAAAACACTAGATATGATGATAGAAACACTTGAAAATAATCCAGATGTGGCCATGGTATGCCCACATGGTATGGTTAAAACGAGTTTACCTTGTGAGTTTTTTTATGACACTTTTGCCACTGTACTTTTAGACGGGACTCGGTGTGGGCAATTTACAAGTGTGATTGAGTGTAAATCTAATCATCATAAACACGATAGACACTGTCACAAGGTCACAGACACAAAGCCTATATTTAAACAATCATCCGAACTAAAAGAAGTCAAAAGTTCATTCGGAGGATTTGTGTTATTAAGATATTCAGCTTTCAAAGATTCTTGGTGGTCAACAAATACACCTAACGATTGTGAACATTGGGCTTTCTGTGAACAGGTTAGAAAACATGGAAAAATAGTAATAAATACAGAAGCAAAAGTTATTTGGACAGAATTTTAAAAATAAAAGATGAATACTTTAATAATATGGATGAACTCCTCACATCCCTAAGAGTCATCTCCATGATCAAAGAGGGGCAAAAGGCCAGAATAAGGGACGGGTTGATATTCTTGGAACCCAATTCCTTCGGGGCGGTCACAGGATTACGCAGGTGGTTAAACCGTGATAATCGTGTGACTACCGTCAGGTACATTAGAAATATCATAAATCACGCGTTGGCCACGTACCAAAAGGAACCGTCGGAGTCACTAAAGGCTGGCCTCGCGGAGGCGGTCAAGGGCATAGACAGTCTCTGTGTGACCTACGGAGACGACGCCACCACTCTGGCGAGTCTAACGATTATTAAGGAGAAGATTCTCAATTGATTTGTTCATTACAAAGAATCTACCTTGTTTGTAAGCAGCTCCTCCTCTTTTATTTTTGGGTGGAGGATCATTTTTTCCGAGCACTGGATAAAAGTTTCTGAAAAAACGTAATTTGCCCTCATTCAGGGCTTTATTTGTTGGAAACACCACGATGTGTTGACCACTCTTGGGGTTCCAATTGCTGAGACTCACATAGTAGTACCCCGATTTGGCCTTGTTGTAGAGATTTCTCTTCTGAGCGGATGTCAGTTTAACAGTCATTAGTTGATAATAGTATCCAACAATTTTTTTTCCTCCTCGATCCGATCGTGTCTCCACGTCTCTTTTGGTTTTATGTATCTGACAATCTTATTCTTCTTGTACAGGAGGTAGTCGTCTCCATCGTAGGCGAGTGCCTTGTCCCTGACCCATTCGTCGCTCAAGACGGCCTTTTCCGTCAAGATTGAACACACTGGCCACGTGTGTCTCCTCAAAAAAAAGAGATCGGCTTCCAGTCTGTCCAATCTGGGTAGGACACACTCCTTCAAAAGTTTTCGCACCTCCTTGAGGGTCTTACAGAGGTCCTCGGTCTTGACATCTGTCTCCATTTATCAGAATAAAGTTTTATGTGTTTAATACAGTAGCGAATGTTTTCGAACGTCAATGAAAGTTACAGAAGTGGTATACCCAAGAGGTACTATCACCTCAGAGACAAAAACTTTTCCGAGTGGGAGATCCCCCCTTGGGAACTCTACGTGGACACCGCTCGAAAGGTGGGAGAGGGTTCCTTCGGGGAGGTCTACATGGCCAAGTGGAGAGAGACACCAGTGATAGCTAAGGTTGCCCACAAAGAAATAGGAGACATCCAAAAATCATTGTGTATCAGAGAGTTCGAAACTCTCACGAAGGTACACCATCCAAATGTGGTTCAATTATTAGGTTACGTGAGTGATCCGTTCATAATAGTGATGGAGTACCTACCAGGGGGCAACTTGGAGACTCAAAACCTCTCGTGGCGCAAGAGGGTGGACGTGTGTGTGGACATACTGAGAGCGCTCGCCTATCTACACAACAGAAAACCCGAAAAAATCATTCACAGGGATATTAAACCATCCAACGTGGTTCTTTCGCGTTCTGGTAGAGCAAAGTTGGTGGATTTCGGACTGAGCAGAATCGCAGAACTCATGGTCCCACCTCAAGCCAACGAGGATCTCACGGGCAGCGTGGGCACCCTGAGGTACATGGCACCCGAAGCTAAAGCAAAGAAACAATATTCTCACAAGATTGATATATGGAGCGCGGGGGTTCTGATGAAAAAGCTCTTACCATACGAGAGCATGATAGACAAGCACATGCTACAAGACGACCCATCGAACCGTTTGGAGGCTTTGGAACTGGTCAAATTGTTCTGTCGCTTGAGAGATCGCTCATTCTGGTCCTGTACATCCTTCAAGTGTGTATCCGTAGACGCCGTCTGAGGTTTGACGAAAAACTGAACGTTCTTCGGGCTCTGGCTTGGATAATAACACATACAGAATTTGAAGGTTTATTACAAGCACAATCAGAACCTCTAATGCTGGAATCCATTCCTTTGTCCGATAGTAATGAATTAACCACATACACACGCTTATTAATGTGAACACGGTGACCCCCAAGGAGTACTCTGAGTACTTTTTCTCACTTAACAATTTTGGAATCAACGTCAAAATACCGAACGATGTGGCAATTAAAGGTAAGGTCTTCATTGTATTTATAATGGACTTAGAAGAAATTATAAAGTCATACACCAATAAGCCTGCGATCATCGAGACCATAGTTCAAATTAAAAATAGATTTCAGGCGTCTGGTCTGAACGTGGAAAACGTGTCGCTGGCACTGATTCAGGTCATGATGGAGGTCAACAAGTTGAAAAACCTAAAGCCCAGCGCGCGGAAACAGATGACCATCACGGTGCTCAACAAGATCGTGGAGGACGTGTGTCCCGGCGAGGACACTCATCTGGAGGTGGTGCTGAAGCAGATGATTCCCAATCTCATAGACAATATTAACGAAATGAAAAGTAATATAAAATGTAAATGCTTTTGAAAAGTAATAATGTCCGCTGTGGAACTAGTAAATGCCTGTCACAATAATACATTTCCTACAATTTCAACCATGAGTAAGTATGGCATGGATGGTAACGGGGGTACAAACCCAATTCACATATTTTCATGTTACCGCGCGGCCGTCACCAAGGATGGAGTGACCGACGCCACTTTGGAAAAGTTTTTATTGGGAGGAAGGATCAATCAACTCATTTTGGAAAACTCACATAATGTAAAATATTTGGATTGTTACGAAAAGGTTTTACAAAAGGGTGGCATCAAGACCTCGTGGGACTCCCCCCACCTGGAATGTCCCAAGTGTAAAAGGTGTTCGGAACACCCCGACGATGTATGTGTAAATTGTGGTACAATAGTTAAAAAATAAACACGACACATTAATAAACTAATGAAGATCATAATGGAATGTTGGTTAAAAGTCGCGGCAGGCGGTCATCACAAACGACGGTAAGTGTTGTGCTGAACGCCGCCTCATCAAGGATCTTGAAAAGGAAGCGGCGAAAAAGGGGGTGTCACCCCATTGCTTTTCAAGATGGGTACACAGAAAGTACGGAGACGTGATCATTCACAGGTTGAGAAAGGACGGCGTGGTGGGTTGTTCTATACCGTGCGTCATGTGTAAGAGAGCCATGGAACGCAGAGGTCTACAGTGGATTGCGTTCGACGGCACCCGTTGGGTACACAGTTTGCAGACAGAGGATCTTCCGGTGTCTAGACCAACCAGTAAACAAAAAAGATTTATTTTTTCGAGGTCCGAGTGAGTCCCAACATGGACTCCAGATTGTTTTTTTCCCTCGCCAACGGTTTGGGTCTCTTGAGTCTGAGCGTCTCTGTTGTGGTGGTAGAATTGTTAATCTCTTCCATTTTGCTCCTGATATCTCTGGCCGTGGCCATCCTAGGTGGTTCGGCGGTGGTCTTAACCACCACATTGGGAACGATGTACACAGAATCTGGCATATGAAGATGGGGATAATTATCGGCACCAATCTTTCTGAAGTCTTCAATGTCCAAGGTACCCCCGAAACACTTGAGACAGTACCTATTGGGTGCTCGACACACTGGTTTTAAATTTTTAGTGGTTTTCATTCTCATTAAGGTTATATTTTGAGAAATAATACCACCTCTATTGGTTCCGTACACATCCAAGGCGTAGCCCTTCATGCATGCCCAAGAACAGAATATACCCGTGGTATAAAACTTCTTGCGTCGATCGTCATATTTATATGGCAAATGATATTCCTCACCTTCGAAGGGATGACAACACCACCAACAAAGTACCATGTTGTACTTAAAAACATTATCATCTTTAACTTTAATAATGCTTTTAAGTATCGACGTTGGGATAAGGAACTTGGCAATGTGTCAGATTAACGAGGACACCAAGGAGATTGTTCAATGGGACGTGTCCGGTGTGCCGCCGGAGCACGAGGACGGTCTCTTTCCGTCTTTAAGGAAACATTTGGACGCCAAACCTTGGGTGTTGGACTCGACCGTGATACTCATAGAAAATCAACCCGGACAAAATAAAAAAATGAAAACCGTAGAAAACTTTTTACACGCATATTTTGTGATAAAGACCCCCTCGGCCGAAACTATCATATACGACGCCCGACACAAGGTTCCGGATGTCGCGGGCACGGGCAAGGCGAGGTACCGGCAAAGGAAGGCCACCGCGGTCACCAGGTGTAGGGAATTTTTGGAGGGTTCCGAGGTGAACGCGCAGTGGATGGGAACATTCAGAACTTCAAAGAAGAAGGACGATCTAGCGGACACGGTTCTACAGGCTCTGAGTTTCATAAACCGCGTGGAGCCCAAAAAGAAGGTCACCCCCACCAAAGAGAAGAAGATCACCGCTCGAAAACCCACCCAAAATCAAAAGGAAACCAGATACTCAAAGTCAAATCTGGCTTGGATGGTCAAGAATCACTCTAGAGCCGAGTTGGACAAAGACAAGAGATTTCAAAAGGATCTAAAGAGATACTTCACCTCCTTCGAAGAACTCTTGGCAAAACTTGCTTAGGTTTTTCGTCAATGGCATATATATTCTTCGCTTCAAACCGAAGTGCGTTTTCAACCGCGTCCTTGTAGGTAAACCCAAACCCCACAGCTTTACCGGGTTTTATTTGAACTTTGTACACACACGTGTGGATAACTGGTAGTATCTCATATGTTATGTACCTCATTGTTAATTATGATACCGTCTATATTATATTTTATGGCGTGGTCAATCTCTATGCGTGTGTTGGGGGTGTACGTGTACACCAAAAGTCCCAGTGACCAACAGTAGTCGATCATTTCCTTTTCTAAAAAATTACAATCAACTATGATGTATTGCGTTCGGTTATCCAAAATATTTTTAAGATCGCACTCTCTTAGAACATTGGCGGTAATGAATCCCTGAGTAACTGGGAGTCTAAACTTTTTTAGGGTCTTGACATTAAAACTACAAAACACAAATTGTTCAAGTTCCTTGTCCCTAAAAAAGTCTTCTAAAATCGGGACTATATCACTGGAACCTTTGATGTCAAAAAATATTTTCATACGAGGAGGAACATTCACATGTTTAAAGAATTCCTTTAGATAAAGTTTTTCTTCTGTATCATCCAAATATAGATCGTGTTTCACAATGATTTCATTACAATTGTCCAACTGTATGTCCATCTCCAAGGCGTCAAACGTGCCACACTCGATCGCCTTTTGGAAGGCCAACAGTGTGTTGTCGCCACATAGTTGAGAGAGACCCCTGTGGGCAACTACTTTCATATATATAAAAGTAACAAACAATATAATATTATACAAAATGGAGATTCAAGTGAACAATGGTTTCGTTCGTCTAGTGGACACAATGCCCTCCAATAACCTGGACTCTGCGATAGTTCAGGCTGCTAGGGTATCATACGCCGACGGAACCAAATCGAGTCGGACCGACGAAGGTCTCATCAGGTACCTCATGCGTCACTGGCACAACACCCCTTTCGAGATGGTCGAATTTAAGTTTCACATAAAGATGCCCATCTTCGTGGCTCGACAGCACCTCCGTCACCGCACGGCCAGTGTGAATGAAATGTCCGCGAGGTACTCTGTGATTCCAGAGGACTTTTACACTCCCGAGGAGTATAGAACCCAGTCCAAGACAAACAAACAGGGTTCAGAGGGCAAGTTGAATCTGGATCAGACACTGTCGGGGGCGCCGAGGGAGGTGTGCGAACAGGCCTTTACGGTATACAAGGACCTTTTGGAGGAGGGGTGCTGCCGCGAACTGGCTCGGTGCCACCTTCCGCAGTCAACCTACACCGAGTTCTATTGGAAGATAAATCTCCACAACCTTATGCACTATCTGCGCCTCCGCATGGAACCAGGAGCCCAAAAGGAAATCAGAGACTACGCAGACGCCATATTCCAATTGACCAAGAGTAAGGTTCCAATAACCATGAAGGCCTTCGAGGATTACCGTTTGAACTCGATCCAACTGTCCGGATTGGAAATCGACTGTATCAAGAATAGGTACCTTCCGACCTCAATGGGCGAACGCAGGGAGTTCATCGCCAAACTGGATACCATGGGACTCGCGTTGACTCTGTTCCCAAATGGATTGGCATAAAATGTTATTAATTATTAGAATGATTGTAAACATAATAGGGTGCGGACCCACCGGTATGACTATAGCTTGGTACCTTTCGAAGGAACACACTGTTCACGTGTACGATAAAAAACCAGGTCCCGGAGGATCGTGGTGGGAACCAGACAATGGCGAGAGAAATCTTCACTCCACGAGGTCGGTCTTTAAGGGGGGTTTTGTGAACACCAATTCCCTCTTTAAGGAGATGGGTCTAAGGTGGTCTGATTACTTTGGACACCTCGAAAATGAGGACAATTACATTTTAAAACTTCTAAAGCACCTGAAACCACTTGATTATTGGGAACTCTTGGCACTTTCCACCAAGGTTCTCACGGATCCCTTAAAGTACAAACAAAAAACACTCAAGGATTCCATTGGAAAACTTTCACCCGACGGTGAAAGAATAGTCTCTTCACTGTGCTACGTCATGGATGGGGTGTCGTGGGACAAGATGACTGCCCACGAGTTTGTCAAAACGTGGGACTGGGTGGGTCTCTCAAGCAAAGAGACACAATTGGTGAGCGGCGCAAAGATGAACCGCGACATGGAACGCGCCCTTTTGGGCAGAGGGGTCCAGTTTCACTACAACACAGAGGTTGTGGGGGTGCGTTACGGTCAGATTGACCACGAGGTTTTATTTGCGGAGGGGGAGGACACCGTGAGCGGACACCTCTTGGTGCTGGCGGTGGATCACGGACAGGCCAAGTGGTTGATGGGAGACAATTGGGGGAATGCCCCATGTGTGGTCAGGGACGCACAGTATCAATCGATCACTTTGATATTGGAGTACCCAAATCCAGTCTCTGAGTTTGACATCCTCACAAATACACCGTGGCACATAGTAGCTTCCAATTTACCAGACGGTAAGTCACTGTGTGTGGTTTTGGTGGATCTAGAGACCGCGTCGCCCTCTGGACGTAGAGCCAAGGATTGTTCCCCCGAAGAAATTTTGGAAGAAATATATTTACAAACTGGTATAACAACCTCAAACGCCAAAGTTTGTTGGGGTTCCGAATGGGATGGAGGCCGATGGATTCATCACCAGACCTCTGGGGTTTTACCCGTGGAGGGTGGCGTGCCTCACTGGGGACGCTGTCCCACGGTGGCTCTATGCGGCATGATGTCTCCGAGAAACACACCCTTTTCTAGCATAGAGGCGGCAGTTGAGGTCGGCAGACGATTCGCGGGCGTAGTGCCCGGTAGACCTCTGTTGATCACGGATCTGTTAATAGGAATGTTATTACTTCTTATTATTAGACATCTTATTAATAAGAATGTTCTTCATATTCACTCCTGAATAATTGAATACATAAATCTGTGTATTCTTTAAGTTCTTCGTCGTCATATATATTCACTCTGGTGCTCCAGTGATGAACGAGTTTATGGGGTGTGTCGAAGCACTTGGCCTTTTGACCCTTTTTAACTAGACAGTATCTAGGTTTAACCATGGGTGGTGGAGTCTTAGGAAGATAAACCACCTTAAACATTCTATGTTATTATTAATAAAAAAAATGAGAGTGGCGTGTAACGTACAAAGTTGTCTGTATGAGGTCAATAAAAAGAAATATCTGGATCTCAAATTGTCTCCTGAGGACACCGAAAGGATCGAAAGGATTCACAAAGAATCTTATGATAATCTTAGAAAGAGAAACATAAGAATACCATTGGAGGGTAACATCCTGAAGGTTAAGGTGCCCATGAGAGGCCTCAGGACCATTGGAACAAAAACTGTTTACGAACTCAAGAGAGGTGATCCGGTGGCTGTCACACTCGACTGGTGCGGAGCGTGGGAATATGGAGACTTTTGCGGATTGGCATGGAAAATCAATCTAATAGAGACACCCATTCATATGGACCCTCCCTCTTCATGACCAGTTTGTGTACAGTGTCCAAAACATTTTCAATTTCTTTGGAGTACTTACATCCAAAATCCAAACGGTTGGCGTAGCACCTGCTCAAAATCTTTGAATTTTTAATTTCAAACTCATCACATAGATTTTCAAACAGTTGAACCATTCTCTTGTTTTTGTTCGGATCCGCTAGTTTGAACATCTACTCCATCAATAACCTCCGAAGTTTCTAATGGATTTTTTGGAATTACAATCTCACTGACACCAGCATTATCCATGTCCACAAACACCTTGAGAGACCCCTCGAGTCGAAGAATCTCGTTGGTGATATTGTTGCGCTGGTTCATGAGTTGGTTGATGCTGGCCCTACACGACTTGATGTTTTCCTTCACGGAAATCATTATATGAATATAAAGTTTTTAGTCTTTAATTTATAAATACAATGTCAAAATTGTGTAGATCTGGGTATTTGACCCAGAACGATAACGACATCAAGAAGGAACTCACTGTGAGGCCCGAGGTGAACAACGAATTTGGGTTTCCTCCGCCGCCCTTCAAGGTTTTCAAGACCACCAAGGATTGGATGTGCGTTCCTAGGTTCTACGGGGTGGAAAAGTTTGGCGAACCCCTCGAGGACACGAGGCCAGAACCAGCGAAAATGTCAGTAACCTTCGCGGGTAAACTGCGCAAAGAGACCCATCAACCAGAGGCTTTGGCCAAAGCCCTGGAGGCTGGTTCGGGGGTGCTTTCACTGCCGTGTGGTTACGGAAAAACCACTGTGGCTCTGGCGATCGCGAGTAAATTGGGTCTCAGAACGATGATAATGGTTCACAAGGAATTTTTGGCCAATCAGTGGAGGGAAAGGATCCAACAATTTTGTCCCGGAGCTAAGATAGGATTGGTCCAACGGGACACGGTGGACACTGACGCGGATTTTGTTATTGCCATGTTACAATCAGTCTCCCAAAAGGAATACACCTTTGAACAGTTCGAGTCCATTGGAACTTTGATAGTTGACGAGGCTCACCACATATGCGCCCGAGTCTTTTCTCAGGCCCTGTTTAAGCTGTGTCCCAAGCACGTGTACGGTCTGTCGGCGACACCGGATCGGAAGGATGGCCTCACAAAGGTTTTACATTGGTTCTTGGGACCCACCTTTTTCGCCGTGGAGCGCAAGGAACAGACGAAGGTCACGGTGACTACGGTGGATGTGGAACTTCCAAGGTACAGAGATGGTCCACCTACCAATCGGTTGGGAAAGATTTCTCTGGCTGAGATGATAAGTATTCTGGTTGAAGATCCACAACGAAATAAGAAATTAGTAAACGTGGTCAAGCGTGCTTCAAGGGGTGGGCGGAAGGTTTTGATCCTCAGCGACAGACGATTACACTGTGAGTATCTTCACAAAGAATTTCCTGGGTCTGGATTGTACATGGGAGGAATGAGCGAACAGGCTCTGGAAGAATCTAGTAAATGTTCAATCATAATAGGAACATTTTCACAGGCTCACGAAGGTTTGGACATACCTACGCTGGACACCTTGGTGCTGGCTACTCCAAAGTCAGACATCAAGCAATCTATTGGTAGGATATTAAGAGAAACCCCTGGAAAAAAGAACCAACCCCACATATGGGATCTAAGAGACAAATGGTCCGTGTTGAACGCCATGTACCACAAAAGGTGTAGGGTCTACAGAGAGGGAGGTTTCACCATCGAAGGGGTTCCAGAGCACGACGAACAGCCAAAAATAAATGGTTTTCTATTTACGAATGTTGTCTGTGATTGATAAAACAATGACACCTAAAACAAAAAACATAACTAGATAATTACATTCCGTGTCCTCCGTGTTCTCCACGGGCTGCTGCGGTGGGGGTGGTCTCCTGACAACTTGTCTCAGGGGAGTCTCTTCATCTAAGGGACAATAACTAATCATTTTATAATGTTAATTCATTTTTTTTAGACTTTCTTCCCCTCTTTTTCTTTTCACCACTCACACTGACATTCTTGACCTCGCCTCCTGTGGATTCCCCAGACATGGACACGATGTCAGAAATGCTCTCGACATCATCATCCACGGCTGGGACATCCTCCATCACTGGAGTTAGTTTGGTGCTCACTGGCGGCGGGGGCATCATTATGCCGCCCATCAGGCTGGAAATGTCCAACCCGGGACCCTGCATCTCTCTGCGGCCCGAGGAATCGAAGGTTTCCTGTTGCGTGGGTCGCTGAGTCGGATCCTCTCTGGAACCAGGAGCCGTAGTATTCTTTACAGCGTCCATCATGTTTTTCATAAGGTCTGGATTTTGTTTCATTACGTCGCTCATGTTGGGAATGGCAGCCTTAAACATGCTGTTGGTTAGGTGGAACATCATCGCCGAACCACCCAACATCATGATGAGTTTGACCTCCGGTGCCACGTTCATCTTGGTCTTGTACTTGTGATAAAGTTCCTCAAACACTCCGTCATAATCATCCACGTTCTCCATGACGCTCTCAGACCAACCGTCCAAGGCGAGATCAAAGGGATTGTAGCGCTTGTTTAAAAACTCCACACCGGTCACGCACGCAATGAGCATGCGGCGAGAGAATCTAATTGACTGATCGGTCTCTATGCCGTACATGATACGCTTGAGTTCCGATCTGAGTTCGTTAATGTCTGAATAAATTGTTAGTTTTTTGTTTGTGTGGTGTCCCTTTTTCTCAAGACGGGCCAGTTTATTCAGAATGTCAGCCTTCTCGTCATCTATATTGCTGTAACCAGGAGAAGGCATTTCTCCACCCTCATCAAATCCACCTTCGCTGTATTGTTCGTAGCCCTCTGGATCATCGCCAAAATCCTCTTCGTCTTGTCCATGATTCACAAACTCAGGCTGGGGACGTTTTGGGGGCTGGGCCTTGTTGGGGTTGCCGAAAGCCTCCACGTCCTCGTACACAGGAGGATGTCTGAACGATGGTCTCTTGGGCGCCGTTGGCTTCCTTTTGGGAGCTGGTTCGTCGGAAATTTGAATCTCGTTAAGTAGTTCCTCCTCGGTCTCATCAAGTTTCATAATATTGTGACCTTCACCTCTATCCAGAAGAATCTCGTCCATTACTACTTCTTTATATTGAAAGTAATATCAAATCTTTAACGCGGTTTGAAAAAAATTATATTCATCTATAATAAATATGGCCAAAAACGTATCCCCAGGACTCCTCAACCTTGCTCTCGCACTTTTTGTCATCTTCATGTTCATGAACTGTGGCTCCAAGCGGAGCACCTATGTGCTGGAGCCCCGCGTCTTAACCATCAGTGAACCCAAGAGCGATGTCAAATCCATCTTCGACCTCAAGCAGGACATCACTTGTGTCCCAGGACCCAGCGAGGACGCCGCCTACTACACCGTGGGTCTCAACGCCGTGGGTGTGTGCGGCGACCAGCGGTTTGTGGCCGATCAGGCCGAAGGTTACACCATCCTCGATGGGATAGGTGGCTCGCTTTTGAATCAGTAAAAAAAAACTATTAATAATTAATAACAATGGAAGTTAGACAGGTTTTTGTTTCATCTGAAAATAGAGACACAGCGTTGTACCCCTATGGTAATTCGTACACATTACATCTTACACAACCTATAAAGAACATTCACAAAGTGGAACTCATGTACGCATCTGTCCCAAATGTCCTTTATAACTTGACAGAGGGTTCTAATGTTATAACAATAGACGTTGGTGGTCTCTCAAATACATTTTCTCTTACACCGGGATTTTATAATGCCTCTACATTAGCAACTGAACTCACACAAACAATAAATGTAACAACAGGTGTAAGTGTTCAGTATATACAACCAATTGGTAAATTCCTTTTTGTTCGTCCTACCAGCACATTTTCCGTTACTATATTGTCAGATGAACTTAGAACCATGTTGGGGTTTGTACCAACTGGTGCCATACCGAGCAATCCGCCTGTTACACCGAGCAGCCCTAATATGCCACTTTACGCAAATCATGTGAGATACGCCGGTAGAAATTGGTTACAGTCAAATGTGATTGTAAATTTGGCACCCAACGAAGGTGTCTTTTTGGACATTCACGAACTCAGAACAATGTTTAACGAAGACGCCCTCGCAATCACCGGCAACACCTACACGGGACAGAACGTATCCAGAACCTTTGGACTGATCCCCATGGATGTGACGGCTGGAGCCATCAAACATTTCAAAAAGACATCAGACTATGACTTTTCGGTGGACTACGTGAATCCCATAAGGAAATTAGATCGCCTTTCGATTGAATGGGTGGACCGTAGAGGAAGAAAACTTCACTTCAATGGCCTCGAGGACAATTCCTTTATGCTTCGTCTTTATACTTTAAGAAAAAATTTATAGATTTAATATAATACAATATGTCTGGTGGTATATCGCAATTAATTGCCATAGGTGCTCAAGACGTGCACCTAGTTGGTGATCCGGAGGTATCCTATTTTAAGACGGTCTACGCCAAACACACCAACTTCTCACACACAATTGACCAACAAGTTATACAGGGAAACCCACAGAACAACTGTATGTCCACTGTCCGTTTCGACCGTAAGGGGGATCTTCTGTCATACGTGTATATCACAGCCGACGATGGATCTGGTTCTTCCTTTATCACTGATTGGGAAGCCATGATTGACAAGGTTGAACTTTTAATTGGTGGTCAGGTCATAGACGAGCAGGACACACTTTTCACCGAACGCATCGCAATTGATTCGCTCGCCCAAAACGTTTCCAAGAGTTCCAACGGACCCCATCCAGGCTCTGGTGGTCTTGTCACCTATTTTTACCCTCTTAGGTTTTTCTTTTGTGAGAATTGGCAGTCCTCACTCCCTTTGGTGGCACTGAACTATCACGACGTGGTGATCAGGATCAAGTGGGGTGGTCAAGCCGAAAACTATACATGGAAGGTTTGGGCAAATTATATCTATTTGGACAATGTCGAAAGAGATATGTTTTCACAACAACCAATAAATATGCTTATTTATCAGGTTCAAAAAAACGAACCATCTAAGAGTAAGATACAGGAACTTACCTTTAATCACCCGGTGAAATTCTTGGCCAGTAGCAATACCACACCCAACAATTCACTGACGTCTGTGACCAACAAGATTAAAATTCAGATTAACGGCGTCGACATATCGGACTTTAAGTTTGCCAGACCCCACTTTGTGGATGTACCAGCCTATTACCACACCAACTACGTGACGTCCCCGGACACCTTCATGTACTCCTTCGCACTGAACACTGCCAACCTCCAACCATCAGGAACCCTTAATTTTAGCAGATTGGACACGATTCGTATTATTAGTGAGACCAATACCATCGATGACCCAATATATGCTGTAAACTACAACATTCTTAGAATTGAAAATGGTATGGGCGGTTTGATGTACGTAAACTAAATAAATTGTATTTATTATTAATATTATTTTCACACTATACTAATAAAATGGTCAAGAATCTAAATACTGTAGATCGTGGCACTTCTATTAGTATAGGCGCACTTTCCAGTGCCGGTGACAATTCAATTGTCCTGAACGCCTCTGGAACCGACTTCCATCCATCAGGGACAAATGCCTTCTATGTTAAACCCATAAGATACGATACATTAACATCAAATATGTTGGCATGGAACAAGAGCACAGGTGAAATTATAGACGTTGGAGAAATCTCCGGTGGTGGTAGTGTTGGAACATTACAAGAGGTTATTGATAAAGGAAATGATACAAATAAAAATATAAATTTCACCAATAATGTACATGTAACCGCGACCGGTATCGATTCCAGAGTTGATATTGGTCATGAAACTGGAGTTACTAATGGTGGCTTGAGAGGTGTGGCAATAGGATCCTTTGCGGGTAATAGTAACCAAGGTCTGAACGCAGTTGCCATCAGTTATCGGGCTGGTCAAAATGGACAAAACACCAACTCAGTTGCCATTGGAGTCTCTGCTGGTAGAAGTGGGCAGTACCAGGATTCTGTGGCCATAGGAAACTCTGCTGGTAGTACCGGGCAAAATGCCTATTCAGTTGCCATTGGGTCCTCTGCTGGTAACAGTGGACAAGGTAACAGATCAGTTGCCATTGGAGCCTCCGCGGGTCTAAATGGGCAGTACCAAAACTCTGTGGCCATAGGAAACGCTGCTGGTAGCAGTGGGCAAAATGCCTTTTCAGTTGCCATTGGGTCCTCTGCTGGTACTAGTGCGCAAGGTAACAGCTCAGTTGCCATTGGGTCCGGTGCTGGTAGCAGTGGTCAGTACGCGGAATCGGTGGCCATAGGACCCAACGCTGGTACCACTAGCCAGAAAACCCGTTCAGTGGCCATGGGTTATTACGCTGGTAATGATAGGCAAGATGAGTACGCAGTGGCCATTGGTAATTTCGCTGGTACCACTAGCCAGAAAACCCAATCAGTGGCTGTGGGCCACTATGCGGGTTCTCAAGAACAAGATGAATACAGTGTAGCAGTGGGAAACAGAGCAGGTAGAAATTATCAGAAAACCCAATCAGTGGCTGTGGGCCACTATGCGGGTTCTCAATATCAAAATGAATACAGTGTAGCAGTGGGAAACAGCGCAGGTAGAAATTATCAGAAAGCCCAATCAGTGGCTGTGGGCCACTATGCGGGTTCTCAAGAACAAGATGAATACAGTGTAGCAGTGGGAAATGAAGCGGGTAGAAATTATCAAGGCAGTAGTGCCGTGGCTATAGGAGATCAAGCTGGAAGAGGAGGTGCTACTTTTTCTGATTATAGTAAACGTCAAAATTCGAAAGCAGTTGCTATCGGTTATCGGGCTGGATATGAATCCCAGGGTATTTCAGCTATCGCGATAGGTGATGGTGCTGGTAACACTGATCAGGGTCAGGATACCGTTGCCATAGGTAAGAATGCTGGTAACCTTTTACAAAATAATAATGCCGTGGCCATTGGTAATAGAGCGGGTTTTACCAACCAAGGAGAGAATTCGATTGCCATAGGAGCCTACTCAAACGCATTATCCAATTCTATAGTCCTGAACGCGACTGGAACCGCCTTTCACCCTTCGAGAACCGATGGTTTCTTTGTGAATCCTATTGCCATTGGAGACGGTACAAGTAATATATTAGAATATAGTTCTGATAAACAAATACTAGACACTGGTGTAACTGTCAATAGCATAACATCAGAAATACAACAAGAAGCAGCGGAAAGAGCTCTAGATGATGCTTCATTACAATCTCAAATTGACAATTTAGGTAGTCAAATTAACAATTTAAACCTTCAAGATGTTACAAACAATGGCCAAAAAACAAATAAAAAGATTACTATCGAAAACAATCTTATTGTGACGGGCAATCTACAAGTGAATGGCACAGAGACTATTGTGAACACAGAAAAGTTATTGGTCGAGGATCCAATTATAGAACTGGCCAACAATTTGGTAGACCCTAATCAAGATGTTGGTATAATCATGAGACAACTTCCTCCAACGGCTAATGTTGCTATCGCATACATTCACCCCGCAAAGGAATTAGGTATTGGTTACACTAGTAATGACGTTCACACAACAAACGTTGAGTTTTTGAGTGAGACTCTACCCGTCCGTGTACACGGAAATGTATCCATCGAGAACCTAACAACCAACGGGGTTTTGTTTGCCGACTCCAATAAAACTTTGGTGAACGATAGTGACTTCGTTTACAATGGAACAAATGTGGGCATCCAGAACACTGGACCTATCCATGCTCTCACGATCGGTTCCCCTGCGAACGTGTACGTGAACACAGAGACACAAAACATAGGTTTTACAAGTAACATTATAATAACAACAGAACTTGAAACATCCGGAATAAGATTAGGGTACCTTGCTGGTTTAACAAATCAAGGTGAACGCAGTGTGGCCATAGGACCCAATGCTGGTCAAAATGGTCAAAACAATTATTCGATTGCCATAGGAAACACTGCTGGAGCGACTGGTCAGTACACGGAATCTGTGGCTATAGGATACTTTGCTGGTCGAAGTAAACAACAAAATAGAACTGTCGCAGTAGGATACCGTGCTGGTGATAGTGGTCAAGAAACCAACTCAGTGGCCATGGGACCATTTGCCGGTTATTTAAATCAAGGAAGGCATTCGGTGGCCATTGGTAATACGGCTGGTTACGACAGACAAAACACCAACTCAGTGGCCATAGGATTCTCTGCTGGTTACGATGGACAAAACACCAACTCAGTGGCCATTGGGTCCTCTGCTGGTTACGATGGACAAGGTGAAGCTTCGGTTGCTATAGGAAAGATTGCTGGTAACAGTGGTCAAAAGGCCTATTCAGTTGCCATAGGAAACAATTCTGGATACAGCGGTCAAAATGCCTATTCAGTTGCCATTGGGTCCTCTGCTGGTAACAGTGGGCAAGGTTACAGCTCAGTTGCCATTGGGTCCTCTGCTGGTAGTACCGGGCAAAATGAATATTCAGTTGCCATAGGAAACGCTGCTGGTAGTACCGGGCAAAATGTCTATTCAGTAGCGATAGGAAACGCTGCTGGTAACAGTGGGCAAAATGCCTATTCAGTTGCCATTGGGTCCTCTGCTGGTTACGATGGACAAGGTGAAGCTTCGGTTGCTATAGGTATAGGGGCTGGTCGAAATGGTCAAGAAACCAACTCAGTGGCCATTGGTAATACGGCTGGTTACGACGGACAAAACACCAACTCTGTGGCCATAGGAACCTTTGCGGGTAGTACCGGGCAAAATGAATATTCAGTCGCCATTGGGTCCTCTGCTGGTAATAGTGGGCAAAATGCCTATTCGGTCGCCATTGGGTCCTTAGCGGGTCAAAGTGGGCAGTACGCGCAATCTGTGGCCATAGGAAACAATGCTGGTAATAGTGGGCAGTACGCGCAATCTGTGGCCATAGGAAACAATGCTGGTAATAGTGGGCAAAAAGAACAATCTGTCGCAATAGGACCCAATGCTGGTAATAGTGGGCAAAATGCCTATTCAGTTGCCATTGGGTCCTCTGCTGGTAGCAGTGGACAGCATGTTAATTCAGTCGCCATAGGAAACGCCGCTGGTAATAGTGGTCAAAAAGAACAATCTGTCGCAATAGGTACCAACGCGGGTCGAAATGGACAAAACACCTACTCAGTTGCCATTGGGTACCTTGCGGGTCTAAATGGGCAGTACCAAAACTCAGTGGCTATAGGACCCAGTGCTGGTAGCGGTGGGCAGTACCAGGACTCTGTGGCCATAGGAAACGCCGCTGGTAATAGTGGTCAAAAAGAACAATCTGTCGCAATAGGACCCAATGCTGGTAATATTGGGCAAAATGCCTATTCAGTTGCCATTGGGACCTCCGCGGGTCAAAATGGGCAGTACCAAAAGTCAGTGGCTATAGGTGACAATGCTGGTCGGGAACAACAACGTGAGAACTCTGTTGCCATTGGGACCTCCGCGGGTCAAAATGGGCAGTACCAGGATTCTGTGGCCATAGGAAACTCTGCTGGTAGTACCGGGCAAAATGCCTATTCAGTTGCCATTGGGTCCTCTGCTGGTAATAGTGGGCAAAATGAATATTCAGTTGCCATTGGGTCCTCTGCTGGTAGAGACGGTCAAAATGCCTATTCAGTCGCCATTGGGTCCTTTGCGGGTCTAAATGGGCAGTATGCGGACTCTGTGGCCATTGGGTCCTCTGCTGGTAATAGTGGGCAAAATGAATATTCAGTAGCCATTGGGTCCGCTGCTGGTAATAGTGGGCAAAATGCCTATTCAGTCGCCATTGGGTCCTCTGCTGGTGACAGTGGGCAAGGTAACAGCTCAATTGCCATTGGGTCCTTTGCGGGTCAAAGTGGGCAGTACGAGCGATCTGTTGCCATTGGGTCCTCTGCTGGTGCCGGTGGGCAAAATGCCTATTCAGTTGCCATTGGAGCCTTCGCGGGTCAAAGTGGGCAGTACACGCAATCTGTGGCCATAGGGACATTTGCTGGTAGCACTGGACAAAATGAATATTCAGTTGCCATTGGGTACACTGCTGGTAGCAGTGGGCAGTACACGGACTCTGTGGCCATAGGAAACGCTGCTGGTGGCACTGGACAAAATGCCTATTCAGTTGCCATTGGGTCCGGTGCTGGTAGTACCGGGCAAAATGAATATTCAGTTGCCATTGGGTCCTCTGCTGGTGCCGGTGGGCAAAATGCCTATTCAGTCGCCATAGGAAACGCTGCTGGTAACAGTGGGCAAGGTAACAGCTCAGTTGCCATTGGGTCCGGTGCTGGTCTTACCAACCAAGGAGACTATTCAATCGCCATAGGAGCCGACTCAAACGCAAACGATAAATCTATATGTCTGAACGCGTCTGGAACCGCCTTTCACCCAGCGGGAACCGATGGTTTATACATAAAACCAATAAGAAATAATAATTATTTATCGAATATTTTATCATACAACTCAAGTTCTGGAGAAATTACATCCATTTCAACCCACGAGACTGTCATAAATCCAAATGTTCAATCTACATCTTTATTAACATCTGGTAGTTATAATTTACCAGATTCCAATGTGTTAGGATTAAACAAAACTATTGTAAATACATCTTCATCACAATGGTCAAACATAAATTCAATTGGAACCAATAATAATATTTTTGCCATTGAAATTGAAAATAACAATGTTTATGTAGGAGGGTCATTTACTCAACTTTCTGATGGAACTACTGCTAATCGTATAGCAAAATGGGATGGTTCTGCGTGGTCTAATGTAGATGCCGGTGGTATCAATGGTATAAATAGTACAGTTCGTACAATAAAAAATATAAATAACAACATTTATGTAGGAGGCGATTTCAGCAAATTATCTGATGGAACTACTGCTAATTGTGTAGCAAAATGGGATGGTACTACATGGTCTAATGTTGGTAACGGCGGTATAAACGTACCATCGTTTGGAGTTCCTTCCGATGGTATTGTTAGAACAATTAATTTTGAAAACAATAACATTTATGTAGGAGGGTCATTTGAACAACTTTCCGATGGTACTACATCGGCCAATTGTATAGCAAAGTGGAATGGTTCTGTATGGTCTAATGTGGAGGCAGGTGGTATCAATGGTATAAATTTTTATGATGTTATGGGTGTTATTACACAAGGAAGCATAAACACAATAGAAATTGAAAATAACAATATTTATGTAGGAGGATCATTTACTCAACTTTCGGACGGTATTACATCAGCTGGATTGGTTGCTAAATGGAATGGATCTACTTGGTCTAACGTGGATGCTGGTGGTGTTAATGGTTTTAATTTATATACAGAGGTGGATGATACTTATGCCGACGTCTGGTCAATTAAAAATATAAACGGTGTTCTATATTTCGGTGGAGATTTCGAAACTTTTTCAGATTCTACTATAGCACCTATATTCGCAAAATATGATGGTAGTTGGAAAGCTATTTCTCACAATATAGACACGACAATCATAGATACGATTATAAGATCTTTGGAAGTATATAACCAAAATATATATTTAGGGGGGCAATTTACTCAGCTTTTTAATGGAACTCCTATTAATCGTATAGCAAGATGGAATGGAAGTGATATAGAACAAGTTATAAATAATAGCGGAGTTAATGGTGTTGGTGGTTTTGCAATTTATGATGTAAAAATTAACAATCAAGAAAATGTATATGTGGGTGGTGATTTTACTCAACTTTCAGATGGTACACCTGCATTGAGAGTGGCTATTGTAGAACCAAACATAATTAGATTATCTGGCAATTTTTACAATAACAGTACATATAGAACGTCTATAAACGTTAATTCAAAATCAAAAGTAAATGTTACATGGGATGGTAATGCATGGATAGTGTAATTTTATCCACATAAAAATAATATTCTACTGTAATAATAAAAGATGTCTGGTGGTATCGCCCAACTTGTTGCTATAGGTGCTCAGGATGCTCACTTGGTGGGTAACCCCGAGATTTCATTTTTCCGTTCAAACTACAAGCGTCACACGAACTTTTCCCACACCGTGGAGCGTCAGGTGATCCAGGGAAACCCAACCTCAGGTGGCATGTCCACGGTTCGCTTCGAGCGCAAGGGAGACCTTCTGTCCTATGTGTACCTGACGGCTCACAACACCAGCGGGGCTCAGGAACTCGAATCTTCTGAATGGTTACTGGCTATAGATGAGATCGAACTTCTTATCGGTGGTCAGGTGGTTGACACCCAGTCCTCACTGTTTTCGGAGAATCTGGCGGTCGACACACTGGCTCAAAACTTGGCGAAAAGCGCGGCTGGGTCCCATCACAACGGTCAGGGTATGCCATCTTACTTTTACCCTCTCAGATTTTCATTTTTTGAAAATTGGCAGTCCGCCCTCCCTCTGGTGGCCCTGAGCTACCACGACGTGGAGATTCGTATCAGGTGGAACAATCTGAATCCGGGCGGGCTGAACCTGAACCTGTTCAAGGGTACTACTTTCCAGTGTATGGCCAGCTACATTTACCTCGACAATTCGGAGCGCGAACTACTCTCCAATAAGCCCATGAATCTGTTGATGTACCAGGTCCAGAAGTCTATCGCTTCGGGTACCAAGGTCCAGGAACTAAACTTCAACCATCCAATGAAGTTTATCGCCGCGAGCAATGTGAATAGTGCTAGTTTTTTCACTAGCACAAACAAGGTCAAATTACAGATCAACGGTACCGACGTGGCCGATTATATGTACTTGGTACCCAACTTTACTCAGGTGGCGTGTTACTTCCACTGTCCGTATTCGATGGGTAATACAACCGACTTCTTTCTGTATCCCTTCTGTTTGGACACCTCTCGTCTCCAGCCCACGGGTACTTTGAATTTCAGCAGACTGGACACGGCTCGCGTAGTCAGCGAGTCGTCCATCATTGACTGTGACTTTTACGGTGTGAACTACAATGTTCTCAGAATTGAGAATGGCATGGGTGGCCTCATGTACGCAAACTAATTTTGTAACCTAATTATAAAAAAGATGATTAGGTTTTTTGTTATTTTGGCTATTCTTTTTGTTTTAACCTATGATCCCAAGTCAGGAACTCTCGACAGATTCATGACTGAGCCTACCAAGAAGGGGTCTCAGTGCTGTTCACAGACAGAGTACAGAGCGGGTCATCCGGTCCAATGCGAGTCCCCGTATTTCCAGGGAGTCCAATTTGGAAACACCGAATTGGGGTGCCCGGTTAGAGTGCCTATAGTAGACAAAGGTGCGATACTTTGCGATTATAAAAATGAATGCAAACAGTAATAATGTTTGACTTTGCCAATCGTGAAACACTCGTGCTCATCGCTGTGCTCGTATCACTCGCAGCCACATATTATCTCTACACCGAGATTAAACGTCAAAAGGAGGACATGAACATCGTCAAGACCTACGTGTCCCACAAACTCGCTCGATCACCTGCTCATGAAGCGAAGAAACAGAAACCTGTCGAGGAAGTCGAGGAGGTCGAAGAAATTGAGGAAGAAGAGGAGGATTAATTTTAGGTGGTTATAGTAGAGGGTAAATCCCGATGTTGCGAAAAGAAGAAAGACATAAAGCAATAGCTATACCTGTTTCATATGCCGACGGCAAGCCGAGATTTTTAACAGTCAAAGACCGTAGATTTAAAGAATGGATTTTTGTTACTGGTGGTTGCCACAGAAGGGAGGTGCACAACCCCCTCAGATGTGCCCTTCGTGAACTCGAAGAAGAAACCCGTGGAGTTGTCTCCATACACCAGGGAACATACAGTGAGTACACTCACACGTGTGAAAATCACACAAAAGATGAAGAAGTGACACTCGTGTATCACATCTACATCATAGACTTCAATTTACCCAGAACTAAACAATTGGATTTTATTTCCAGGTTTGACGATGCCAAGAGAGCTATGGATGAGAGAAAGAAAAAAAAATTAAGCATCAAGAGAACATATGATGAGAATGATTCTATGAGTTTTGACACTTTGGATGAATTCAAGAGGAAGAAGATCTGGGATTTCATGAACACAGCAGTATTGGACAATCCTAATTTTATTCAGGCTCTGAATACGTTAAATCGTAGAAGATTTTGTATTAGGTAATAACAAATGCCCAACAATAACAAGGCTTTTAACATAACCACACTTTGTAATCTCAGGGGTATCAGCACAGATTCCGAGGAGGCCGAGGCCATGAAGGAGTGGACAGTTCTACAGTTGCTAAACGCGATCAAGGCAGAAAGAGACGCCAGAAAGCCCCCTCCGCCACCGGAGGTCCCGGAGGACCCGGAGGTCCCGGAGGTCCCGGAGGACCCGGAGGTCCCGGAGGTCCCGGAGGACCTAAGTATATCCAGAAGGGTAGGTTGTCAGTATTAATTAAAAAATTAAACCACTATTTAATAAATGTTTAAACAGTGGTGCTCTACAGAGGGTTTCACAAACCCTAAAGAATCCCCGACCCATGTACTCATGGACGGTGGAGTACTAGAAGTACCATTTGATAGATTGAATGATTTTTATAAAACTTGTGTTCAATGTATCAAATCTGGAGAACATATTTTTGTTGTGGAACAAAAAACCGATGTCTACAACTTCTTTTTGGATATAGATTATAAAGACACCACAGAATTGGATCTTGATGAAATAAAATCAATTTCACTCGATGTGTGTTCAAAGATCGAGACACTTGGGCTGCCATACAGGTGTGTCGTGTCGGTCGCTAAACCCAAGACCAGGGACGGGTTGGTCAAGACTGGGATACACTTCAATTGGCCCGACCTTCCCGTGAACCAAGAGGGTGCCATACATCTTAGATGGCACGTAATATCAACACTTAACATTTCAAAAAGAGGTGACTGGTCGCAGTACGTGGATGGGTCCGTCTACGGTGATTTGGAAACCGGAACCAGAGGTAGCGGCTTTAGGATGCCTTGGTCCCACAAGAAGGGCAAACACGCCGAGTGTAAGGGGCAGGGTTGCGCGGTCTGTGAGTACTCTGGCAAGCTCACAGAGGGAGAATATCTTCCAGTTTTTCATTATTCTGAAAATGGTATTTCTCGGTGCTCACCCGATATCACTTTGGAGGGTCTGTGGATGTCGACGGTTAGATCCCAATCGGAACCCCTAAGTGTCCCCAAGGGTCCAGTGACCGTCGAGATCAAGAAGAAGGAGGGAAATTTTAAAAGTTTACAAACCAAGAATGAAGTAGTAAACAGTGAACTTTCCGCACTTTTGGAAACTTTTGTTCGGTTAAACCTACCTGGGCAATCCAAGTCAAGGATCAAAAAGATTTTCAAACACAGAGATACGTACCGGATAGAAACCACCTCCAAGTACTGTGAAAATCTCGGAAGAAATCACAACTCTAATCACGTGTGGTTCATGGCCGAGAAGGGTACAATTTGTCAAAAATGTTTTTGTAGGTGCGAAACAATGGAGGGTAGAAAACATGGATTTTGTAAAGATTTTTCTGGAAGATCACACTATCTACCAAAAGGTGTGTGTGATATTTTGTTCACTAAAGGTAAAGATGATCCATCTGTTGTTTCTTCTAGTGGTGCTGGGACTTCTTCTAAAACTGGTAAGAACACCGGAGGTGGAAAACCTAAGAGACCTCAAACTAAAGTTAAAACCGTATTCGGGTCTTAACAGGGACTTGTATCTCAGATATGTGAATAATATAGAACTATTTGGTGAGAGTAGGGATGAATTTTTTCTTTATAAAGCACTGGATAATGCGCAAGAATTACAACTCTATGGTTCAGAAGATTTTCAGGACGTGATCAACACTGTGGCCATCGAGGGAGAAAGATATCTTATAAAAACCAACACTTATTTCGTACCAAGATACTTAAACGATTTAGAATACTTTTATTCAAATGTCGGTGACAATAACTAGATCCGGAAGGATTATAAAGAAACCTGTGTACTACGAACCCGAAGAAATTTGTGAGGATGATTACTCTGATGACGAAGACATACCGGATGACGACGAAGATGATATCCCAGAGGACGATGACGATGATGAAGAGGAGGACGATGATGACGCAGATGAAAATGGCAATCTGAAAGACTTTGTGGTGGAGGACGAAGAAAGTGAGAAAGATGAAGATACTTAAAGTCTAACATCTTTAATAAAAAAATGAACTCCATAAGTACATCAGGGGGTTTTAACCTTCCAAATAAAATAGATGACTCTAGAACTCGTGATCCCGAACCAGAGGACCCAAACGAAGAAGAGTTTGACTTTTCTTCACACAATCCACAGGTGATGTACCAACCACCCCCACAGCAGCCCTTATTTCAATTCTCGCCACCGAACACTGAAAATACAACGTCCTTTTTCGATGGAGACAACAAAATGTATTTCATAATTTTATTTATAGCCTTCATATTGGGTTTCTTCATGGGAAAGACTATGCAGCCCATAATTATCAGATCTACATAGGCCTATTAAAAGGTATGAATTCACCCAACCTAAGCATGCTCAGTTTAGATGGATTATACAATTGTGTAATACCACCTACACCAGAATGTTTGGACTCTGGCCAGTCGTAACCAGTGAAATCACCAATGTCACCGTAGGTGGGTGTTTCTAATGCTCTTGTGACTGACTCAGCCGTATCATCACTCAAAAGATCGTTAAAAACCTCCGATGGGTCCACATTGGGTTCTTCGATCTTTCTTGATGTGTAAAGTTTAATAAAAAACCATGTCAGCACTGACACCATAAAAATTGTAATCAGATTCAATATCATACTTACTCTTCATCCACATTTTTCTTGCGTTCCTCAATCTCCTTGGCGACGATGGCGTCCGCCTCCTTGACCAGTTCCTCTATGGGAGCGTCGGGCTTCTCCGCCTTGAGTCGCTCCAGAACCTCCGCTGGGTGGGTGAGAGGGGGTTCGTCGGGTTTGGTGTAGAACTTGGAGTTCTCGTCACCTGGCTTGATGAATGGCGCGTCTGATCCCTCCATAGGCTTGGCGGCCATGTCCCGCTTGCGCTCCTCGAACATCTTGGCTGCCATTGCCTGGTTCTCGCGATACTTAGACATAATTTCCTCGAGTTTATCATCATTATAGTGTACGTCCTCTATGTGATCGCGGTCCGGAGGAATCAGAAGCCACTTGTACATATCAACCACATAAATGTCGAAGGTCGCATCCTCTTTCTGGAGTCGTTTAGCGTGGTTAGCAGCCTCGTCGCGGCTTGAGAAAGCTCCTCTAATCTTGAGACCAAACTTATCATTCTTTTGGGGACAATCTGGACCAACCAAAGACATACAGGCGTACAGTTGACCGGGGACAGTTGTGTAATCTTGTTCGAGAGAACCCATTATAGTATTACTAAAAGTTTAATCTTTAAATAAGGAAATTGAGCATTAATATATTAAGTATGGAGGAGGTGCGCAGACATCACAACAACCTGAAGCGTGACCTTATCAAAAGGGTCACCGAAAAGAACAGTTGTGTGTTGGACGTCGGGTGTGGAATGGGTGGTGATCTCAAAAAATGGAAAGCAGTTGGTGGTGTAAAACTTTTTGCTTGTGACCCGGACCACAATGCTCTGACAGAAGCAAAAAACCGCTCGAGTACCATAGGTATCAAGGTGTCGTTCTATCACGGAGACATCAGCAGTGTCCGTCTGCCTCCCCAAACATTTGATGTGATATGTTACAACTTTTCAATTCAATATTGTTTCGAAAATGAAAAACTTTTTCATCAGACGATTGAATATATAACACATCATTTGAAGGTTGGTGGAAAACTTTTTGGTTGTGTGCCTGACTCGGACATGGTTCTCATGCGAACACCTTACACGGATCCACTTGGAAACTTTTTCACCAGAAAGTCTGACACCGGTATGGGTAGGTTTGGTGAAAAAATGTATGTTCAATTGGTTGACACTCCCTATTATGCCGATGGTCCCAAGGCTGAACCCATAGCCTACAAGGATCTTCTGGTGACCTTTTTGGAAACAAAGGGAATAATGCTCGTGGAATGGAAACCAATGGGAACCACGGGACTCACCGGTCTGTACAGTCAATTTATTTTTGTTAGGTACCAGTAAGTATGATGTTAGTGTTCCTAATACTTTTGGTGTTAAATGTGTGGTCATTGAGTACCCTGAAGCAACCTGAAAATCTTTTAAAATTGAAAGAATTGTACACCCAGTTTTTAAAGAAACCTCCCCCGCAGTGGCCCATTCTCAAGAGGAGGGCCATAATAACTGGATTTTACAACAAGAACAAGGAGCTCGGCTACAACGTGAACAAAGGGGCGGAGATAGGTGTGTGTCTCAACGGAACATCCAATCAGATGATGCACGTGCTCATACACGAATTGGCGCATTGTACTGTGAAAGAGTACGATCACTCACCTCAATTTTGGAAAAATTACAATGTACTTAAAAAATACTGTGTGGATCTAGGTGTCTATCAGGAGATTCCAGAAACTACTAAATTTTGTGGAAAATATATTCGTGACTAATAGTAAAAATGTCTGGCAAACACACCGCTATGTCTGCTTTAGTTCCGGCGACTTTATTGTGGACCGTCGTCATGGTGTTTCCACTGCTGCTTTGGTACGTTAATTCGGCACAATTTAGAATTTTTCTTTATCTATTGTATCCTTTGATACTTGGATTGGTTTCCAGGCAAGGATTTTTTTGGATATCACTTGACAAGTTGGCAGTTAGCAGTATAATAACATTCTTAGTGGGATTTTTATTAAATCTCAATAAGAATAACAGTAACGCTTTGAGAAATCCAAGAGCAAACAAGGTAAGATCTAGTCTCATCTTCGTATTACTTTCTTTAGTGTTTTTAGGAATTATATTCGGTATGGGACAAATAACCTATCTGTACAATCCATCAAACTTTGGATCTACATCATGAAACGTCTTCCAAAATAAAAAATAATAGCCGCGACCAAACCGGTGACAGCGAGGGCAACCATACCCTGGGGATCAGACCCAACCTGGGGAATCATACCGCCTAACTTTTCCTGAACCATTTTGGATGACGCCAGCGCGGCAGCCACACCCGCGATCAGAGCAGTCATCTGCTCGTCGGTGAGGTTCATGGGGTTCTGTTTGGGCGGCGGAGCTTGCTGGGGCGCCTGTTGAAGAGCGGGCGCCACGAACTGCTGAGGGGCGACGGACGGAGCGCCCATCTGTGACTGAGCATCCCAATCGGCGGGGCCGGACATTATATCGTTAATAGGAGTAGAGTCCATCTTTATTGTTTTATTAACATTTTTTTCTGTCTCTTTTTCTGCCGCAATTGGAGTTGAACCTTCCAAATCATTCGATAGGTCCATGTTATTTAGGGAATCCATTATTACATTATATAGTTTTTATTACCTCCTCTTAGACGCAAAACAAGATGGAGTGTGGATTCCTTTTGGATATTATAATCCGACAGTGTGCGTCCATCCTCCAGTTGTTTACCCGCGAAGATGAGTCGTTGCTGATCAGGCGGGATGCCCTCTTTGTCCTGGATTTTGGCCTTTACGTTATCGATGGTGTCGCTGGATTCAACCTCCAGGGTTATGGTCTTGCCGGTAAGAGTTTTGACGAATATCTGCATTGCCTTTACTATTTTGATATAGTTTAATTTTTTTAAGAGCCTTTCTTGGAAACAGTTATTGCTGTTTTCTTTTTAATTTTGTTGGGGTCGCCCTGGTTGGTGTGTTCGTGTTTGGGGTTGAAGTTTTTCTTGTGACACTGCCAGAATTGAGGTGACCCCACCCTGAACCCCGACCTCACCTTGGCCTTGTACCAAAACACACAATCCTGAATCCTGTTGCTCTTTGATGTATTATCCAAAACTAAACATTCGTAGTTTTCTGTACAGGCATTCATCACCTGATTGAACATATCGAAGGTTGGAAAAATTCCAAAGAATGCCTTGTAGAGTTTTTCTCTGTTCTGGATGACATTCTCTCTCAGTATAAACACGTAATCCACGTTGGCCCTAAGATCGGGTGTGAGGTCCATGCAATACTGCATGGTCAACATGAAAAAAAGTTTCCAGTGCCTGCCATTCATGAAACACTGTCTGATGCACGTGTCCTTCATGAATTTTCTGTCGTACATACAGTCGTCCAATAACAGAAAGGCGCCAGGTGGATTCGGGGCACCCAATCCTATGATCTTCTTTTGGCGCTCTAGAACCCTTTCGATGGCTTCCCTGTCGTAATCACCGTAGATGAACAACTCCGGTATGAATTGACCGTAGTGGTGATTGCCTTCCTCCGTCGCGGACATGACTATCCCAGCTGGAATGTGTTTTTTGTGATAAATTATGTCAGTGACCAAAGTGGATTTGCCAGTTCCTCTCTTTCCTATGAAAACACAAACCTTGTCATCTGCCATGTTGGCCGGATTGAACTTTTTTAGTTGTATGTTCATAACTATTACCTGTGTGGATTTATTTGTTGACTTTTTTTCACAGTTGATAGTAGAATGGCTAGTGGTCGTGTTCAGCTGGCTCTAAGCGGTATCCAAGATTACTTTTTGACTGGTGATCCAGACATAACATACTTCGAACAAGTTTATAAAAAACACACCAAGTTTGCCTTGGAAACGTTGGACAATGTGTTTAACAATAAATACGTTAATTTTGGTGATACCATTCGTGGTACAATCGAAAGAAGAGGAGATATTATAAGAAATATATATTTTAGAATTCAATTGTCGGAACTTTCACCCAGTGTTGGTTACACCGATTCCATAGGTAACGCGTTGATTGAATACGCAGACCTGATCATAGGCGGTCAGGTGGTTCAACGAATAAACGGTGAATACATGGAGATATTTAACCAAATGTTTGTGGATGAGTCCCAGCAGACTGGCATAACCGTCACCGTGGGTTCAACCGGAACCAGAACAGGTTTGGTGTCGTCGCCTCTACCAAGAACCTTTTTCCTGAATCTACCCTTTTACTTCAGAAGAGATGACCCGCTCTCGATCCCCCTCTGTGCTCTCACGAGACAGGAAGTGGAGGTGGAGATAAAACTGCGTCCCTTGGAACAACTGGTGGTTCAGGTGTCTCCTGGAACACCCCCACCACAGAACGCCACCATATTAAAGGCGTCTTTACCAGTTGAATACGTATTCCTTCAAGAAGATGAAATAGTCTATTACAAAAATAAAAGAATCGAACACACAATCACCCAACTCCAGAGACACTCCGAGACCGTCGGAACCAACGAGAGCACCGTACAGTTTAGACTACCATTCATAAACCCAGTGAAGGAACTATACATTGTGATACAAAACAAATCGAACGTGGCACCAGACCAAAACGATTGGTTCAATTACACCAACGAAGGACAGCATCAGTTGGCATCCCTACAGTTGGACTTTAACAATGAAACCTACCTCGATTCAGAAGTTGCCGACACTCTTTTCTTGTACGCCCTTCAACCGATGAGCAGACACACTAGAGTGCCTAATATATACCTGTACAATTATAGTTTCGCATTGGACCCAGAAAACTACAGACCGACTGGGCAGGTTAACATGAGCAGGATACAGAACAAACTAATAACTTTAAACCTCACACCATCTACAGACGAAAGAGAAATTAGAATATACGCAAAATCCTACAACATCCTGAGGATAGAAAATGGTTTGGCCGGAGTGTTATTTATAGATAACAATTTCTATTAGAATAAACAATGGAGCAGGTGTGTTACGACATTCTACTTCCAGTAATTGAAAAGGCTTCATTGTTGGCCGCCAAGTACATGAAGGCGTGCGAACGAAACACACTGACGGCGATGGATCTCCAGTACGCGATGAAATACTGTGCCAGATATGAGGTTGGCGTAGACATGGGAAGTATATTTACAGAATCTGAATCAGACTCAGAATCCGAATCGGATTTTGAGTTTGAAACGGTCAACGAGGAAGAGGAACCATTCACCAGATACACAGGCGAAGATGTAGAGATTTTAAGAATCAATGAATGTTTTGATACGTGGGAAAGTTGGGAGCCAACTAACCCAGCCGAAAGTATGCTTAAGGATGCCATCAACAAAAATATGTATTGAGGGTAAATGTCTACACTAACATTCAGACCAGTCAAGAACATAGGATACAATGCTCCAGTCGGAATAAACGTTGAAGACTTTGAGTACTGTAAGTTCGATAACAAGGAAGTGGAACTCGATGACAACGAGATTTGCGCACCTTCTGACGATGAGTGTGAAGAAGACACGGACGATGACGACGCCGCGAGTGAATCGGTGATGACTACAGATGATTCATGTTCAGAAAATTCAGAGGAATGTGACTTCTCAGCCATTATAAAAAACCGCAGAAGTGTTACTGAGAAAGTCTACAGCGTGGTTCTCCAGGAAGAGGAATTTCTCCCAGAATAATTTTCTAAATATATATTAAACATTCATGGATCCCATTAAGACTACCCTTTCTCTCGCTTCCCAGGTTGAGAATCAGGCCCTCAACTCGATCGTGGCTGGTTTCAGCTTCGCCTCTGCCATCGCGTACATGGATCTCGTTCGCTGGGCGCTCTCCACGCTCATTAAGGTGAACAAGAATGGCGGTCAGTACTACCTCATGACGGCGCTCCTCACCACGCTTCTCTCCATCGTGGTGTTCATGGTGATCAAGCGCTTCCTCAAGCCGGACATCAAGGCGCCGTCGGCCCCGATATACGCGGTTTCGGCTTAAGAAATATAAGAACAATTAGACCCACCAATAATATAGCCCCAACTATGACAAATTGGGGCACTCTAGACGAAACTTCAAGAGATGGTATTTCCACAGGTGGGGGTAGATCTACTGGTTTTAAGGTCTGTTGATCCTTTAGGGGTTCTAGTTTATCTAGTGAACAGGTTACCCTAAACTTCAAAAAAAGATTTCGATTACCAAAGTCGTATGGTACCAGTCTCGATCCGTTGATGTAATAAATACGAATCCTCAACCGATCGATGCTCTTAAATCTACCCTCGTGGAAGTAGTATTCCACAGGATCATCTGGCCCCTTGTAGGTCATCATGCCTCCAGCAGATGTTGACGTCAGTATTCTGGCCGTATAAAGAGACTGTCCCTCGTGACGGTACACCTTCTTTTTCAGGTCGTCCAGGCCGCTGGTCACCCTCAGGAGAAGCGTGGTTGGTCCGTGGAGATCTATGACCCCTCCAGCGACCGTACCCCCATTAGACACCACATTGCCCAGGTCCAATCCCAGGACGCTGAAGGGAGAATAAGAATCCAGTTCCATCGTGAAGTTGTTGGAGGTTCCAACATTGGAAAAGGTTAGCGCCATGGTGTTGGAGTTGTATGTCACAGTGGTTAAATTGGATCCATTCACAGCCTGCTCAATGTCATAGGCCAGGTCTAACCCAGAAGAATAGAATTTGTTTTCCAACGTGTATGGTGTACCATCTATGACTAACACATTACTACCACCATTTATAGTTGGTTGAGTAAGAGGTATGTTGGCAGAGATGAGTCTAAAATCAGACACGTTGTACAGAGGTCTATTCAATTTGTACACGAAATCATTAGGATTTAGATCCTCTCGCTCAGCACTGTCTACATCCAAGATGTAATCCATTATTATTAATACACAATAGATTTATCCAGCGAGACTGTACGCAAGAGGGTTATTTTGAAGTTGTTTAACTGCTGTGCCCAGATAGGTGTTGGACGCCCTCGGGTTAACATTACCCTTGTAGGCGTTATTGTTCTGGTACATTGGCTTCACGTAATTTTGCGACCACCCACCGTTGGCACCGCCCGTCCAACCGTCCACGCGGGAGGTATCGCTTCGGACCGCGGTCACCATGCCGTGTTGGTTCAGTGGGTTACCTCTCACGTTCATTCTGCCGGGGTTTGCCGAGCGGTCTTTCTTTCCTCTGCGGTCCGCGGGTCTGATGGCGGCGCTCTTGTGAATAACCTCCGGAGCGACCGTGTAGGCTCCATGGAAGCTGTGGATGCCAGGGGAAGGATTGTTGACGTGATCGTACTCCAAAACGTTAATGTCGCCTTTATTTCTAGTGGGATCTTGGGCCAACGTACCGGCCGAAATAAACTTTTTAGCGGGCGCAA